AGCATGTTAAGCAAACGTTGCAGCTCTATAGGTCTATCGATCTCGTTGTTCTTGCGAACAATCGAAAACCGAGAACCCTCCGTCACGATCGTGACGAAGCGGAGCATCCTACGAAAGCACGCCTCACGGCGTTCCGCAGTAGGGAGATGAGAGAACAGGCTCCACGATTCATTGTGAAAGCACTGCAACCAATCTCGCAACTTGCGACCTGATAATTTGGTCGCTTGCCCAACACGTGCTCTAAAGCGCATTCTCGTTGCGTGGCGCAAACCGCGGTACTCATAGGCCGTTTTGGCCCACAAGTCCCAACAATTCGGCGTGCAACTCCAGTCAGACCGCGAGAGCTTTGCTTCAATACTCCCGTGGCCCGCTGTGGCTGTAAACTCACTCCCGTTCGAGAACGAGAGATCGCCAAGCCGGAACCCCTTCAATGCCTTGTGGCAAATCAGGCGCGCTTTATACCAATTGCTTGGTTTGAGTGCAGGTTCGACGCCCCGTGCGTCGTTTTCGAGCCATTGCAACCAGGTTGCTTCCTTACGGACCTGGGCTTTGGACTCATCGGGGACCTCCATTTTCTTCCAATAACGCTTTTGGGCGAATTCTTCGCCAAAGGACTTTGCCTCTGGGAATGTGAAAGTTGAGAGGATTTTCTGGATTCGACGGACCACGACAGTCTCGTCTACCAGGGTCTTCTTGGGACTTAGTTGCATCATGGGCCCCTTAGGTCAAATCAAGGATGACGGGCGCGGTCTCGGGGTCGAAACCCTCGAACACGCCCTCAGATTCCCACTCGTCGACTTGTGCAGCCATCGACAAGAGGATCTGCTTGATCCTGGCCTTCGACTGCTTGGCCCCGGACGTCCGAAGACGCACGGAGACAGCATCGGTCGCGTCCTGACCGTTGACCTGCACAGGGTTCACATCGTTGAAGATGATCTCCTGGACAAAGTTGGTGGTCGCGATACCGGCAAGGGTCTTCCCTTGCGAGTTGCCACGAAACCGTACCGTGAGGTCAGGTTTCGCCGTACTGGCGTACACTACGCCAGTGTTCTCACGGCGGAGAACTTTAAGGGTGATGGGCATTGTCAATGCTCCTATTTGACGAGTTTACGTATAAGCGACTTGGCTTGGTTATAACCGAGCACAATTGAATCGATGCTCCTCTTCCAGTTAAGGAAGGATGTTTGGAGACCGAGGTTCACGTCGCTACGTGTGAACAGATCACGGGTGTACGACTGAGTCGTCACAACACGAAGGACCTCTTTTGTGTCCGTCGTGCGTGTCTCGTCCGGCACAGAACGCACGCAAGCGTTCGTGACCGCGGATCCTTGGAGCGTGAAAGCCCCTTGGTTCACGAGATCGTACGTTTCCACAGTGTCTATCTTGACGGAGGTACAATAACCACTTGTACTCGACAAGTCCACCGCCGTGTGGGCGACGATGAAATCACCAACATTAAGGAACCAATCCACAACGAACGAGAGAGTTGTAAGCTCCCAAGCCGTCACAAACGGGTTGAAAGACACCCTTGACGCTGATGACACAGATGCCGCGGTAAAACCCATCTTCACCGTTGTTCTAACGGTGCAGACGCCGCTCGTCCGTTTCTCGATTCGGAGGCCTGACTTTTCAGACAGGTCCAGGTCCCTCGGACTCACTCCCCGTGTAGCACGGAAGGAGCGAAAGAGGGTTTCCTTCTCGTTTAGTAACGACGAGATATCCTTATACGAGTAGACAAGCGGCATTACGGCATAGCGATACGCCATCCACTTTCTCCCTATCGCCTGGAGCACCTTATCAGTGCTCCGAAGCAAGGCTTTCGGGGTCATGCGGAGAGCTCGCCGGCGGGTGCTTTCGGGCACACCGGCGAAAACAGCAGTTAGGATCCCTGCCAGGGACCCGGTCGAAGCTCTGACGAACTTGATTGCTTCTGGCAATTCAGCTAGCTCAGTTAGTACGTCATACCCTTTGAGGGCATTCGATACAGCTTCAGACCTGCTGGCGTTTACCGCCCTATTGATGTCATCTCTTGAGAGATCGGAACGGATCACAATCGGAATAGCCGGGTAACGCCGAGTCCAGGAGTCGAAATGACCCTGTTCGCGATACGACGCCCACAAGTT